TAACCCTTGACGGAGAATGAATGTCGAAGAAATCGCAGAATCCGTCTATAATGGCACTTCCAACATCTTCAACAACGCTCCAAATTCCGCTGACCGCAGAGACTAAACCATTCAAAATGCCCTTGAGGATATTTGCACCCAAATCTAGCCAATCAACTTCCTTGAAGCCGTCTATGATAGCACCGATTATTTCGGGAAGAGCGTCGATAAGGTCAGGCAGAGCCTGTGGCAACCCCTGTGCTAATGCGACAATCAGTTCCATACCTGCCTTGACTAGCGCAGGCAGATTTTCTGTCAGTGAATCTGTTATAACAGGTATCAACGCTATTATTGCGTTTATCAAATCAGGCGTGCATTTGGTCAGACCTGTTATCAATCCTGTTAATAGCTGGAAACCACCCTCGATGATCGCAGGAAGATTTTCAATCAGCGTGTCAGTTATTTGTTTTATCAAATCAGGTAACATCGGCATTAACTGTCCGATAACGTCATTTAGTCCGTCAATCAGACCTAAAAACAGCGTGATCGCACCCTGCACCAGTTCAGGCACTAGCGTAGGAATAGTTGAAACCAACGCATTTATCAGCCCGAAAAAGCCGTTAAGCAACGATGGCAGAATCGAATTGATTAGTGACGGCGCAGATTGTGCCAACGATTGAATGATAGATGTTAGAACTGTAGTTGCCGCTGTGATTAGTGTAGGGGCGTTTTCGGCAAGCGTTTCTGACGCAGAACTGAACAGCCCAGATATAACAACAGGAATTTGTTCGGTCAAGCCGTCAAGACCGCCACTGTCATATGCGTCTAGCAAACTAGAAACGCCGTCAAACAGTTTGGTAAAACCGCCCGACAATTTCTGAACAGCTGGCAACGATTTTGTCAGAAAATCTGCCGCCATTCCCTTTGCGCCTGCCATAACAGGTGTGAACGCAGTTCCCAAAGACGCAAGGGCGTCCTGCAATTCAAAACTAGCACGTTCATAGTCTAGCGTTGATTTATTTGCAGATTGGTATTCGTCATTGATTTCCGACAGACCCGAATTTGCCAGCCAGTCTAGGGCATACTGCTGACGTTCTGCTTCTGACGTGCAATTCTGCAGACCTGCATTAAAATCATCAACGCTATCGCCCATACGCCCGATAAGTTCTGAAAACTGACCTGTCGCAGCACCTGTGGCAAGGGTTTCCTGCAAGCTGTCCGAAAGGCTCTCGATTTTCAAGGTATCAGGAAATTTTTCAACTGCTCCGCTGAGTGCATTTATAGCAGGCGTCATTTGTTCATCGCTGAAACCGACAGCCATAAGGTTTGATAACGCTTCAATGCTGGAATCGGATTCGCCTGTGATAGCCACCAAATCTTGCATTTTTGATTTCATAAAATCAAAATTGTTGCCGCTGGTTTCGGCGTTTGTTTTCAATTTGGTCATATCGCTGTTCCACTCACGGCTTGCTTCAACATTTGCCGCAAGCGCCGTTGTTACAGCTGCAAGACCAACACCTATGGTCTGCGTGTATTTTTTGAAACCGTCAGCCGCCTTGCCTATCATAGCCGTGTCTATCTTACCCAGTGTTGCCGTGAACTTTACGGCTTTGCTTGTCGCACCGCCTATGACAGAACCGACTTTTTCGACTTTCTTTATGACAGGTTCGACCTTGTCTTTGGCTTCCTTAAATGCCGTGCCGATAACGTGAATGTTTTTCTTCTCGTCTTTCAGACTTGACAGCTTCGACTTCGTTGTTTCCAACTCACGCTGAAACGCACGATACTGTCCTGCGTCTATCTCGCCTTTTTTATATTGTGCCGTGACCTGCGATTGTGCTTCTTTCAGCACGTCCAACTTTGACTTTGTTTCTTTGATACTGTCTTTCAGTAGGTCTTGTTTTTGTTTTACCAATGTGACGTTGTTCGGGTCTAGCTTTAGAGCTTTATCGACCGCTTTCAATTCGCTCTCCAGCTCACGGCTCTTCTTGTTCGTTTCTTTCAGCGCCTTGTCAAGACCTGTGGTGTCACCGCCTATTTTGATAGTAATGCCCTTTATGCTACTTTTTGCCACCTATCATTACCCCCTTTCCAAAATTTTCTCGTAAAGCCTGTCGGTCAGGCTTCGTCAGGGTAAGCCTATATGCGTTATCTAGGTACTCTTGACCGCTCTCCGTCTGCCTGAGCCGTGCGATAAAGGCGTCACGACGTATCAGCAGATAGTCATAGTAGTCCATATCATCAACATCATATAGTGATATACCCATATAGTCCGCAACTAACTTTTCCCACGTTGAGGAAATTTCATATTTCTCCCCCTCCCTATCCTGCGGTGGATAGTAGGGGAGTGCTAGTTTTTTGCGTTTTTGATTTCCAGCAGATAGTCGATATATGTGCGGTAGAATGTTTGAATGTCGTATATGTCCCAATCAGCCAGTGTTTCAGCCGTTATCGGTATTTTTGCGATATTATGTGACATCAGTTTTGCGCACATTTCGATTGCTTCGTCTAGCTTGTTGCCGCCTAGCTTTGCGGATATTTCCCCGAACGCTTCAATCTCGCCCTTTGTGGGTGGCATAACAAATATCGTGGTATGCTTTTCGTCAGCCAGCTCAATGCGCAGGCTAGGTTTTTGCATTTTGCTAAAATTCAACGTCTTTGGCATTTTTTACACCTCCAAAAAACAGCCCACTGAAAATCTCAGCAGGCTGTGTATTTGTGTTGCTTATGTAGCGCTTATCGACTTGTCTTCTTCGATGTAGGTAATCAGCGTTCCCTCGCTGTCGCTTGGCAGTGCTTTGAACTCTGCGTCGATAACAGTTTCCTTGTCCTTTGTGAATGCCAGTTCGATACCGCTCTGATTGTTGCCCACGATCATGACCCATATATCTCCGTCAACTGCGTCAACGTGGTGGAAACACAGAACATATCTCTTACGACGCATATTCTTCAGACCGCCAATCTTGACAGTTCTACGTTTCTTGCTGGTATCTTCTGCCACTCTTGCGGTATCGCAGAGAACATCAAGGGTATTGCCGTTGAATACCATGATACCAGTTTTCAGCGTTGCCTCTTCTTCGGTGAGGATTGTCTTCTGGTGCGTGCCGTCATCATCACTTGCGGTGTAGAATGTCGGCTTATAGGACAGGGTTGCACCGCCCTGGATATAGCCCAAAACATTTGCTTCGGTGCAGATAGTATCAACATCTGGTACTGTTTCACCGCTGAAATCCTGATAGTAGACATAGCCACTACCCAAGATGATGTTACTCGGGGCTTTCTTTGTTTCAGCCATTTTAATTCCTCCTTATTTCAAATAATTGGTAAATGAATATCTTATCTGATATTCCTTGCTGTCTTCTATCCAGCTTTCAGACTTTTCCAAATCAAAATCTGCAAACTTTTTTTCGACAGCCGTTTCTAAATTAACGTCGATTTTTCTAGTGTACAATTCAATGACTATCGTCTGTTCTCGCAGGCTTGCGGGGTGCATATCATCTCCGCTGTCTATGGTGCTTTCACGATAGAACACGCAGTAGGGCGTTTTCATTTCATCACGTGATGAATAGTATGCGACCTTGTCTTTCAGTTCGTCGATAGCCGTTAATCGTGAACGTATGTCAGCCAATGTCAAATTCATTTCTTCAACCTCGTTTCTATCAACTCAGGCAGTGCTTTTTGTGCATATTCCTCAACTGGTTTGATATGCACAAATGCTTTTACTCTGCCCTTGCCGCCTTTCTTTGCGTGACCGTGCTCCAGCAGATGTGTCAGGTAGTAGTATTTTTTGTTTCGCACAACAACACGTTTGTTGCCCGATTTAGCGTATACCGTTTCAGCTTTCCAGCTTTCGGCATACTTGCCTGTGCGACGTGGTGATGTGGCTTTCAGCTTTTCGACGCACTGGTCTGCGACAGCTGTCAACTATTTTGGCAGTTTCTTCGCTATATTCTTTCAGGTCATCAGCGACCTGTTTTGCCAGCTTACTGACATCAATTTCAACCGATTTCATTAGCTATCACCGCCAAAACGTTCAGCCGTCAGTTCAATGGCTGTTCCTGCGGCATATGTGCGTATGATACGATACTCCCGACCGTTATAGAATAGCATATCCTCGTCATCATAGTCATAGTAATCTGCCATTTTGATTTTCAAAGTGGGTTGAAACCCTGCCTGTGCGGCACTGTAAAATTCAGAACGTGAAATTGATGATACCTGACAGAACACTTCTTTGGCATTCTCCCAGTCAACGACCTTTTCTTGATTTCCTATCTCGTCTGAAACTATCTTTGCTTTGGCAATTTTTACAACATCATTAAACATTGTTAAATCCCCTCCGTGTAGTCCTCGTTCAGACTTAGTGCGTCTCGCAGACGCTCGTAGTTCTTGCGGAAATCTTCACCTTTGCCGTTGAAATCATACTGCCATTTGACATAGTTTTCGATAGCCTTTTTCAGAATTGCGCTGCAATCGTCAGCGTCAAAGGGAACGAACACGCCCACACGCTTCAAGTCCTCCA